ACCAGTCAGATGTTTTATAACCTGCTACCTTAATTCTTTCTTGACGATATCCTGCTTCTAAATCATAGATAGTATCATTAAATTGTGTTACATTATCAATTAAAAGAACATGCTCTTTTTGTACAAGATAAAATCCTGCACCATAAATTCCAATGCCATCAACTCGTGGACTGAAAGCAAATGTATTGTCTTCTCTAGTATAATTTAAAAAGTTCTGATCAAATTTTTGTCCATCTGCTCTAAAAATTTCATAGTCATTAAATGTATCTCTTAGATCATCAACAACGTTAAATTCTAAATTCATTGCAAGGCCAAGAGCTGATGGACTTAGTGCTATAGCACTAGCGCCGTCTTGACTGAGATTTTCTAATCTAACATATAATGTTGAGTCAAACAAATTAGTAGTTGTGTGATCAAATTTTGATCTGTAGTAATCTCCATTGTAAATTACAATTACGCCCTCTTTATATTCTGCATCAGGAATCCAATCAACATACTTGTCCTCACCAGTACTCCAATTTTGAGTAGTCCAGAATAAAAATTCTTTTACAGCAGTTTCCCAACTAGTAATTTCTTTTAAGTCAGTGTTATATTCATCAAAAACAAACCCTTGGTCTTTTAAGTATTCACCATAACCTTGTAAAAAATCTACTACTTCTTGAATAGTTCTAAAAGTTGTTCCATAATTTACAATGGTAGGAGTTCGATCCCATTTCTTTCTAACAATGGCATCACGACCGCCTACAACTGGAAGTTTAGGCAATTTTTGATATAACGTATTATCAAAATTTGCTTGAGCAGTGTGTGTTGTTTTTACTCTATAATATGCATTATTGTACTGTACAATATTTCCAGCAGTATAAATTTGACCAGCAGTCCACTGAATAAAACTTTCACTTATACCGCCAACATTAATAGTGTTGCCACTTTGTGTCCATGGATAATAGTAGAAGAAAGGTTGTTTTTGACTATAACCCTTTACTTCAAATCCACTTCCATATTTTGTTAAAATTTTAGTAACAATAACGCCACTGTACGTTAATTTTTTAGTAGGCGATCCTGTATTCAAAAATACTGTGTAATTTTCTTGCGGTACAAAAACACCAGCAGTAGCAGTTGGACTTTTGCTATCTAATATTAAATTAAATTTTTCTTTGCTAGTAAACCCGCCTAGTCTATGGCTTAACTGATTTGTTAATGTTGTTAGATCATTTTTAAATTCAGTTATTGATTTTAAGTTATCACTTAAAATATAATCAACGACAAAGTTAATCAACCCTGCCGTCATAACTCTTGTGTCATCGCTTGGGATTGAGGGAACTACTAAATCTTTTAGTCTTAAACGTAATCCAGTATCTTTGTATATTAACTGTTGACTATCACTTTTAATTACTCTAGATTTATCAATTAAAGATCCAATAACTTTATTTGGTTGCATTAAAGTCATTGCAGATAACACACTATATGGATAGTAACTACTTCTTCTCCATGTTGTTTCTACAGGACTTTGATCTCCAAACACATAGTCATCAGTAATTTGTGACGAGAAAAACCCATTAGCAATATTAGCATCAACTGGTGCTACTAGGTTACCATTTTCGTCTACTGGAATGTTTTCTAAAATTGGCCTTGCAAATTTTGTTTTTCTAACTAAAGGTTTTCCTGGCTCTCTTACGATACCATCTTTTAAATCATTCCATAAAATTAAATTATCTTTTGTATACGGAGCAGGTCCATACACGTTTTGCCACCACGATGGTTCAATACTATAACCTAAACTTTCCCATGGGCACAAATGGACTCTATCAGTGTCAAAGTACCATTTGTAAACTCCTCTCCAGTAACCAGGTAAAGATGTTCCATCTGGTGCAGAGCTCTTAGAATAGTTGTAGGTAAAAGGATTATTAGGTGCGTAACTTAGAGGTTTTGTAAAATCTCTATCTATTAACGTTGTCCACTGATAAAAATTAGGAGCTAATACTTTATTAAACTCTTCTAATGTGTAATCAGTTGTTCTATTATAACCAGCAATATAATCATAAATGTCTAATATAACAGGATCATAATTTACTTTAATATTATTAAAAATACGTTTTTCTAAATCTAATATTAAGTCATCTCTATAATCATTGTACGCTAAAATGACACTGCCGTCGTGTCCTTGTATCACATTTTGTGGTGCAACTAATGTAGTATCTAAATATTTTTTTGGTTCAAATTTTGGCCATAATCCTAAACTTGTTGGAGTTGGCGGTATCAAGCAACCGTCAGTGCTTTCATATTCATAAACAGTAATCACATCGCCATTATCAATATTTGCAGATATAACTACGAACCCGCCTTCATTAAAGGTGTAATCTTTTTCATATACTAATTGTTCATTGTTTAAGTATACGTTGACGCTTTTATTTGTTAACTGATTAAGATCAAACACATTACTAATAGGATAAGTTTTAATTCTAAAATCAACTACTTCATAATCTGTTTTAATTGCTGCGCCATAACCAATCATATCACTAAAATAATACGGTGACATTTTTGGTTTGTCTTTATTAATTTCAAATAGTATTTTGTCTACTGAATCTTTAATAGACAAATCGTCACCAAACTCTTTAGCAGTATTAGCAAAGTTTCTTTTAAACTTGCCGTAATCATCTCTAACAGTCTCAATAGCTTTAATTACGTTTGAATTTTTAGATGTTAAAAAGTAAAGTCCTAGATTCATTGACCCGCTATGTTGAACAAATCTTGTACCGTAAGGCGCAATAACTCCTAAATCACGTAGATTACCAGTTCCTGGATATGCTCCAACAAACACATCTAAATTATCTACAATGCTGTCAACATGATCAATAACTTCACCAAGAGTAAAGATATTAATGTTGTTGTTTAACGGATTGTTTTGTAAATTTAATGGTATTTCATAATGCCCGTTATTATTTTTATTTTGTTTAGCATAGCATTTTAATGTAACAACATCTGATTCGTTAACTGCTGTAGCCAGTACTACTTTTTTGTATACGGGTGTATCTTGTACAACAAATTTAGATGCGTCTAATCTTTTGCCATTAATATAAACTTTTACTTTTAGATCAGCAAGCTCGTCAATGTTATCATATACATCTACTAAGAACTCTGTAGTATTTTTAGAATCTTTATAGATCCTAACAATAGGCTGTACATTAGTTAATTGATTTATAACCCAACCGTTGACATGAACCCCTGTTTCCCTATCTATAATTTTTTTAAGAAATTTACTATCAGTATTTTCAGTTATAACATCAACACCTTCTTTATAAAAGAATTGATTTTGTAATAGATCAAAAGTAAAAACTATATCGCCTACATTATTAATATTTCTGTAAGTAAGAGGAAATCCTAAAATTGGATCATTGCTACCTGACCCTTCTTTATAAGAAAAAACTTTATTACCAGTAAATGTTGATCCAGAATATTTTGTAGCATCATTAAGATTAACACCGTCTAAATCAAACAAATCAAACAATGGTGATTGATTAACTTTGGTTTTTTGTTGTGCTGTTTTCCACTCTGTACCGTTGTACCAAAAAACTTTTCCTTGGTTTTCAACACCGTTTTTAACTAGCACAGATTCATAAACTAATGGGCTAGAATCAGATTCTTCAACTAAGTGGATTTGTCTTTTAGGATTTTGATTAGGCTCTTGTAAACTGATGAATTCCACCCTGTAAATCTTACCTCTAACAAGTGCGTCAGTATCTGCTAAAAATAAAATTCGTTGTCCATTAGCTAAAGGTATTTCATCTATAGTGTATCCTAAACTACCTTCAATAGTAGAAAAAACATCTCTAGTATATAAATCTACTAAGTCAACATCTTTCTTTACACTAGTACCATATTCGTATAATTTTAAATCTGGAGCGAATTCAATAATAGGTCTATTGGCTCGTTGTGTTTGATCTAAAACTGGAGTAAGTCCGGCTTCTTGTGCGCTTTTAATAATAACATCTTGATGAAACCATCTGTTATACCTACTCCATGCGTTACCGTCTATGCTACCTCTGTTAATTGTGATATAATCTTTATCTGAAGCATAAGCAGTAGCATCACTGAAAGGTAACGTATCAAATCCTGAATCATCAAATAATACTTCAAAATTTTCTGAATAGCTTGTAACAATTTCTAATGATTGTTCAGAAATTAATTTAATTTTGTCGCCAACACCTTCTATAAACCAATTACCTGAAGCATATTTTTCTGGTGTAACATTACCACCAAAAGTAACTTTCATACCGTTACTTAAATCCAATCCGCTAGATAACTTGTAAGTTTTTTTACCAATAATTTCTGCTTCTACGTCAATGAATGTGTTTTCTTCAATGTCTAATATCTGCCATGCTCCGCCAGTGTCAACACTGTTTTCACTGACATAATACAAAACGTCAGGAGCATCTTCTGGAACAGTAAACTCAATTACTCCGTTTTGAACTGAACTTGCTGAAACATTTTTTGTATAACGATATAGTGTTCCAGATTCACGAACAGTTTTGATACTAAAAGGTTCCCCTGGAGTATTAATTTCAAACCTATAGGTTTGACCCCTGTATAATTTAAGAGTTGGGTTTCGTGTTAATCCATTTGGAGTAAACAGATAGGCATTATTGTCGCCTTCATCTCGTAATTCAACAGTATATGTACTAACTACTGCCTGTTGTTGGCCAAATACCTTAACAACTTGTGGGCCATACGGTAGCCAATAATATTGCTGAAAGTTTACAAACTTATCCCAGTCAATTTGGGGGCTCCAACTATATAATTCTTCTTTGTTTAATCTTTGATGATTTTTATTAATACCGCCTAAAACATCTACAGTATTAATATAGTCAATATAATCTTTAAAGAAAGTAACATTGCCTAAAGTATCTTTAGCAACAAGAGAAGGTTCTAATTGATAATTTTGTCTTTCTGTTGTAGGTGCTTGAACAAAAACGTCATTGCCAGTAACTGCTTTAGCGTTTTGTCTGCCAATAAATCCGTTAATTCGTTTAACAGTACCGCTCTGAGTCAGCTGATCGATTGTAGCCTGAAGAAGTTTTTTATTAGGTTCAGTCCTATAAAATCTAGGCAGTAATCTAGCAGTTCTTCTTTTTTCACCCTTACCTACAGGCAGGCCATACTCATTTTGCTCTTCAGCCATTAATAACTCCCTGTTCTACTTGTTACACTCTGTTGTGCTGTTACATTACTTGTTGCTGTGATAGATCCACCGGATGCAATAACACTGGATGTTATGCCTTCTACTACTTCAATATCATCTGTAGTTGCACCATTAATAAAAATTTGATCACTATCTGCTTTAATTTCAAATAAACTACCAAAAGACAAATTACTTTGTCTTGGAACAATTACAAAATTTACTAGATATGGTGCTGTTCTGTTCATTACATAAGTTGCTAATTCACTAAAGTAAAAGCTGTCACCAAAGTCCCAATTTTCTAATGCAAAAAATTCGTTAATTGCAGTAACTACTCTAGATTTAATGTCGTTATCACTAATTGGTTGCTCTGTATTTTTAATAATTTTAAAACTAGCTCTAACATCTAAACTTGCTTTTGCTCCAAATAATACTTTATATTTTACAGGATGATATATGATTTCATCGCTGACAGATTTAATAGCGTTCAACGACGGTGCCAGTGATATAAACAATTGGTCTGAGCTTGATGGTAAAGGTTCATCGTCTATACTATTTGATAGCCATTTTCTAAACTCAACATCGTATTCTCTAGTTAACACATATAAATCAACAATATTTGTTTGGCCAGGATCAATCCTTGTTTCATAATCTGCACTATGCACGTATTGGAATTTTAATCCGGCACGACCAGGATAAACTTTGTAATCTAAACTTGTTACAAATCTACCTTGAATTTTATCTAATTTTTTAACGACTGCTTTATCTTCAAAGTAAAAATATTGCCCATCGACATACAAGTTTAAATTACCAACTGATAATTCATTAGCAACCATTAACACTGTTTCGTTACTGTTACTAATATATCTATAGTCTTGTTGACCTGGAATCACATCATATCTTTCTAATATAACATATTTTTCTTGAATAGCTGTTGTTGACGTATCAACAATATTTTCAAAAACATCTGGATCATCAACAACTCCGTCGCTGTCGGTATCACTAAATGCAAGTTCAATTTTTTTATTATCAACATATCCATCTAGCCCTATGTATTCTTTATCAATTTCCCAATCTTGGTCAAATGTAAAGGCTGATGTTACATTAGGTTTATTGTTTACGCTTAAAACTTTAATTCTGTCTTTAACAATAGTATTTGATTTACTGTCATAAATTTTATTGGCTTTTTCAAAGAAGAAGCGAATTTGCTGATCACTTTCAAGAACATAACGTAATTTTCTTGAAGCCACAGTATAAAATTCAGTATCTGTAGTAAACAACAGTAACCAACTACTGTCTAATTTTTGATTGCTATTATCACCTTGTTTACCTAAACTAAATTTATCATTAATATTCAAATTACCTTCAAATATAATTTTCCAAGTTTTAGTAATAATGTCATATCGTAGTCCAAATGGTTTGTTAGCAAAAATTAATTCTATCATACTAGCAATTACATTACTTGCAATACTAGTTCTCCAACGTGGAATAATTTGTGAAACAATGGCTTCAGAAGGTACAATGTTGTTTAACACGATAGGACCGCTACCGTCTGCGAGTTCACCTCTGCCATTATTTGTTCCGTCACCACTAACACTGATAACTTTAGCCCAAATACTTGTGGCTGCTCCTGGAACAGTGGCTGAACCAGTAACTAATTTGTTATCATCAGTAGTTAAAAAATATTTTCCTGCTGGTGCTTCAAACTTTACAAGTGCATTTTCTTCAAAGTATTGTAAGTCTGTGGCAGCAAATGTGCCTGTTCTATAAGGTGTTGAATCAATACTGTCTCCAACATAACCTGTACTTTCATTTGTATCTGAAGTTTTTCGGAACCAAGCAATGTTTAACGACCCTGTTGTAATTTTACTAAAATTAGCATAATAAAAATTACGTAAATCAGTATCTTTTAACACATCTAAAATTTGATTATAAATTATTCCTTCAATATCTGTTCTAGTTGTGTAACTAAATCTAAAACTGTCAGTGTAATCTTCTTTATAAATTATGCCATCGTCACCAAACAAATTAGTACTTGAATATTTTCCAGTAGGATCTATTAGGTCAAAATAACGACTAATGCCACTACTGGATCTGTTTACTGCTTTAATTTTTACTACGTCTTGGCTTACTGACAGAGGACTAATATTATAATCCTCACCAGTAATCATTCTATTTTGTGTATAGTAAGTAGCAGGTGCGTTGGCTTTAATGTTGTCATTGCTTTCGCTTAAGGCGGCGTTACTTACAGAACTCTGTAAATTCATTGTAATTGTCAGTACTTCGGCTTGCCCCACATTACTAATGTAAGGTACATCAATACTAACATTCCTTACATCTTTAGGATTAATTGTATAAGACAAACCATTACTAACTCTGTAATAAGTTCTAAATGTTCCCAATGGCAATGTACCAAAAGTACCATCACTAAATGTTAGACTAACACGGTCATTGGCACGTGTTACTACTCCGTAAATATTACGAATGTTCTTTTTAAGACTGTTATAAATTACATTGTTAGATTCAAAACTTGGTACTTTGGCCCATAGTTCGCTTTCAACTCCGTTAGTGTTTAATCGATAGAGCCATACATCAGTATCATTAATGTTGTTAGCTTCAATGTCAATTATTTCATTAGTACTAGGCTGAGACACTGTAAAAGTTCCAGTGTTTAAGTTGCCTTGACGGAAATGTAAAAAGAATCCTGATGTCGGACTGGCTGCGCCTTTACCATCATCTCTGTATAAAAATGCCAACTGTTTTCCAGCTTGCGGTGCATCTTCAACTATGTTTTGATCATTTTCTAAAACTGTACTTACAACTTCAAAATTCATGTTGCGTCCATCAACAGTTTTGGTGAAACCAAAAACAGGAACGCCTGTGCTATAGGTTTGAAAACGATATTGTTCTGTGGGAATTCCGTAGATTGTAGCTTTGTCGTCTGGGTTTCCAAACTGACTTGATGTTGGCATAGCAGTGTTCATTACTTTAACAAACTGATCATACCAATTATTATTAGCAGGATCGTTCCATAAAACTACTTGTCCAGCTAAATTTCTACCGTTACTGTCAATAACAGTCTGTGTTGTACTGACGCTGGTAAATTTTAAAAGGCCGTTTGCTGTACGATTTCTTTTAGCATTGTAGCTGAGTAAACGTGCTAAACGCAGTACACTTTCGCGTCTTTCTGCTAGTTCTAAAAAGTTTTCACGAGCATTTAGGTCAACACGAAACGCAATACTTTGACCCAAAAATGCAATCATATCAATAAGTGCAAGGTACTCACTGCTTTCAATATAATCGTTAAAATCTTCTGGATAATTTTCACGCAAGTAATTAATCATTACTCTGCGTAAATTTTCAAAATCGTAACTTTGAAAATCTGCGTTTCTAAAGCTCTGGTAAACTCTTTTCCAGTCTTCTGCTACTAGTAATCTATTTTGTCTATCAGTTGATGACATATCCGCTTCCCATATATCTATATTTAGCGGATTTTATAATGTGCTAGTTTAATTAAGTAATTAAACCGTTGGCTTGATCAAATCTAAATTGAAGTGTTTCTGCTACGTTATAAGGGAGATACGTAACAGTACATTCTATTTGTAGACCGCTTTCGTAGCTGGTAATAACTACTTCATCAGCACGTACTCTTGGATCATAGTTGATAATGTCTTCTACGTTTTGTAATATTACTTCTTTTAAATCTTCAGTTAATGGCTCAAATAACATATCCCAAATAATAGTCCCAAACTCAGGATCGCTGAGTTTTTCCCCTTGTCTAATATGAAAGTGATTGATTAAGTCTTGTTTAATTAAGGCAAGATCATATAATGTATAACTTTCACTGTCCGCACTGATAGTGCTAAACCCCCTGTATGTTCTAGGTAAAGGAGTTTCAGCTATATCTGTTTTACCTTTTACAGTAATTTTATCGTATAATCGTTGTGTAGCCATAAAATTATTTAATCCTCAGTTCCTTTTACTTTAGCAAAGGTGTCAAATGTTGTAGTGTATTGATTAAAAAATGCAGGTTCTGTTAATTCTGGTGACTGTACTGCTTCAGTTTTATCCAATGTGTGACTTAATGGATCTAAATTTTCGTGACCTGCCCAAGGTTCGTGCAAAGGTATTCTTTGCGCTTTAGGCGCAATTCCAGCTTCGGCAGCAGATGGACCATTCATATGAATATTAGCCGCAGTTTCTACATGATTGCCGCCGGCTTTAATATTACTTTGTCCGCCAACTGTAAGTTTACCGTCACCGCCAGCTTTAATTTCATAGTTTGTTCCTAAGGTCATAAAAAAGTTTTCGGCAGCATTAAAGTTAATATTTCTTCCAGCAACAAAATTTATATCTCTATCAGCAGTAACATTTAAATCATTTTCTGTATGAATGCTTATACTATCTTGTGCATAAATGTCAATTTTACCATTGCTAGTTAGTTCTACCCAAGTTGTGCCTTTAGCATTTCCAATGTATATTAAATCTTCACTGTTGTGCAACAATATTTGATGACCTGTACGTGTACGTATTCTTACAAGCTCGTTATGAGGAATTGTTTTGTCCCCATCGGTTTCATCTTGTTCTATACCGGCATATTCAGGTGGCCCTTCACCTGCTGGCTTTTTACGAAGAAATTTGTCATCACCGTCGTCCATTACAAATGTAGTACCTCCTAGACGACTCAGCGGAGCATTCTTTATCTGTTGACCTACATTTCCCTTGGGGCCTCTTCTACCTGCTGAAGTTTTATCCAACGGACCAGGAGTACTGATTCCAAATACTGCACT